AGTATTGTTTGTCCAGCAGATAAAACTGATTTAACTTTGGATCAAATAAAGGCAAAAGATTGCCCTAGTGGTAAGACAGTTTATACTGTTAATAAATCTGAAATCCCTACAGATAGGAGTTTCAGAAATGCTTGGACTTATACGGAGTAAATTATGGGATTTGGAATTGACATGGCGAAAGCCAGAGAAATACACAAAACAAACATAAGAGCAGCAAGAGCACCAAAACTTGCAGAACTTGATATTGAATTTCAAAAAGCATTAGAAACTGGTGCTTCAACAAGCGATATTGTTGCTAAAAAACAAGCACTTAGAGATGCACCTGCTGATTCTGGTATTACAGCAGCTTCAGATACAGACGCATTAAAAGCACAATGGAATACTGATATTCTTGGTGACTCTCCTTATAGCTAATGGCAATAATTCCAGGGAAAAAGAATTTTAAAGTTGAAAGGAGAGCAGACTTTCCTATAAAATTAACATTTAAAGATTCAAATGGATCAGCAATAAGTTTGATTGGATATACTGTAGCTGCACAAGTTTATGATGAATCACGCACCACAAAATACGCAGATTGGGCTATAACTTATACAGATAGAGCTAATGGAATTATTGATATGAATTTAGCTGATACTGATACTGCAAACTTTACTCCAGATATTTTATTTTATGACGTATTATTAACAGAACCAGGGGGTAACAAAAACTATTATTTAGAGGGTAAACTATTTGTAAGTGAAGGTTACACCGCATGAGTAATTCTAATTCTGTTACTGTCAGCCAAGTATCTGATGTAACTACAGTTGAGATAACAACAGCAGGACCTCAAGGACCTGGTTTTGACTTAACTTTAGATCACAGTGCAAAAGTTGATAATTCAATCATGTACTATCAACAAAGTAGTGGTAAGGTTATATTAGATAACAATGTTACTACGCTTAAACTCGTTGACGGAGGGAATTTCTGATGGCAAATACAATTAGAATTAAAAGATCAACTGGATCGTCAAACCCAACATCATTAGAAAATGCTGAAATAGCTTTTAGAGAAGGCGATGAAGTTCTAATTATTGGTAAAGGTACAGGAGGAGCAGGAGGATCTGCTACATCTATCGAAGCTATTGGTGGTAAAGGTGCATTTTTTGATAAAGCAACAACTAGAAACGCAAATATTGTATTAGCTGGTCCTACAACTGGAAGTGCTGCTGCACCTACATTTAGGTCACTTGTAGTCGCAGACGTTCCAACGCTAACATCAGCGAAGGTGTCTGATTTCGATACACAAGTAAGAACTTCTAGACTAGATCAGATGACGGCTCCTTCTGCTGCTGTATCTTTAAATAGTCAAAAGATAACAAACTTAGCAACTCCTACTGCTTCTACTGATGCTGCAAGTAAATCGTATGTAGATGGTGTTTCTCAGGGATTAGATGTAAAAGATTCTGTAAAAGCAACCACAACAGCGAATGGTACGTTAGCTTCTGCTTTTGCTAATGGTCAAACTATTGATGGTATTACATTAGCAACTAATGACAGAATACTTATTAAAGACCAAAGTACTCAGACAGAGAACGGTATCTATATAGTCAATGCTTCTGGTGCTCCAACCAGAGCAGATGATTTAGCTGCTGGTGCTGACGCTGCTGGTGCGTTTGTTTTTATAGAACAGGGAACAGTAAATGCTGAAAATGGTTTTGTTTGTACTTCTAACAAAGGATCTGCTGTAGTAGGAACTAATAACCTTGTATTTTCACAGTTTTCTGGTGCTGGTCAGATTACAGCAGGAAATGGTCTAGAGAAATCTGGTAATACTTTATCTGCTGATCTTAAATCAAATGGTGGACTTGTTATTGAATCTGCTGAAATTGCTGTTGATCTTGCTGCTAGTTCTATAACAGGAACACTTGCGATTGGCGATGGTGGAACGGGTGCTACAAGTGCAAGTGCAGCTAGAACTGCATTAGGTGTTGCCATTGGATCAGATGTCCAGGCTTTTGATGCACAGCTTAGTGATATAGCTGGTTTGACCCCTACAGATAGTAACTTTATTGTTGGTAATGGATCTAATTTTGTTCTTGAATCTGGTGCAACTGCTAGAGCAAGTCTTGGCGTAGCGATTGGAAGTCAGGTACAGGCTTATGATGCTGACCTTGATAACTTATCTAGTTGTCAATCAGGTGGATCTGCTGCTTTGGCTGCATTAACTGAAGCTGAGATACAAATACTTGATGGAGCTACTGTTACCACTGCTGAATTGAACATTTTAGACGGAGTAACATCTTCTGCTTCTGAATTAAATATTCTTGATGGAGTTACGGCTACAACTGCTGAAATTAATTTATTAGATGGAGCTACATCTGCGAGTGCAACAACTTTAGCAGCAGCAGATAGGGTAATCTTAAATGATAATGGAACGATGAAACAGGTTGCATTATCTGATTTAGTGACATTTTTAGAAGATGAAAGTGCGTCTAGCTTTAACATAGACGGTGGTTCATACTAGAGCTAGGAGGTAAAAGCTCATGGCTAATACAATCAAGTTTAAAAGAGGTTCTGGTAGCGATCCAAGTACATCTGATCTTTCAGTTGGCGAAATAGCCATAAGAACTGATACAGCTAAAATATTTACAAAAAATGATGGTGGATCTGTTGTTGAAATAAGTGGTGGAGTAGAAGATGGAGATATAACCACATCTAAAATAGCTGACGATGCTGTTACTTATGCAAAAATACAAAATGTATCAGCAACTGACAGACTTTTAGGTAGAGATAGTAGTGGTGCAGGAATTATTGAAGAGATAGCTCCAAGTGCAGTGAGAACAATGCTTGGTCTTGCAGCTTCGGCTACTACAGATACAACAAATGCTTCTAATATTTCCTCTGGAACGCTTGCAGCAGCTAGAGTTGCAACTCTGAACCAAGATACTACTGGTAACGCTGCCACAGCTACAGCTTTGGAAACTGCTCGAACTATTGCAGGAGTTTCATTTGATGGAACGGCAAATATTTCTTTGAACAATAATGCGATTACCAATGGTGCTGGCTACATAACTGCAACTCTTACTGAAGAACAGGTTGAGGATTTTGTAGGTGGAATGGTTTCTGGCAACACTGAAACAGGTATTACAGTAACTTATCAAGATTCAGATGGAACTCTTGATTTTGTAGTTGCTAGTCAAACTGATGAAAACTTTACAACAACTTTAAAAAATAAATTAGATGGGATAGCTACTGGTGCAACTAACGTAACAAACAATAACCAACTTACTAATGGTGCAGGGTATATCACCGCAACTCTGACTAATGAGCAAGTTCAAGATATTGTCGGAGGTATGCTTACTGGTAATACTGAGACAGGTATAACAGTAACGTACCAAGATGGCGATGGCACAATAGATTTTGTTGTAGGAACACTTAATCAGGACACTACAGGAAATGCTGCAACTGCAACTGCTCTTGAAACTGCACGAAATATTGGTGGAGTATCGTTTGATGGAACAGCAAACATAAATCTTCCTGGAGTAAACACTTCTGGAAACCAAGACACCTCTGGTACTGCTGCTATCGCAACAACTGTAACTGTGGCTGACGAATCTTCTGATACTACTTGTTTTCCTTTATTTGCTACTGCTGCAACTGGTAATTTAGCTCCTAAAAGTGGTTCAAACTTAGCGTTTAACTCGTCAAACGGTACGTTAACTGCAACAGCTTTTTCTGGAGATGGATCTGCATTAACTGGAATATCGGCTGGTGGTGCTACAGGTGGTGGCTCTGATGAAGTATTTTACGAAAATGACCAAGCTGTAACTACAAACTATACTATTACTAATGGCAAAAATGCTATGGCTGCTGGTCCTATTACAATAAACAGTGGTGTAACTGTTACTGTTGGATCAGGAGAAACTCTTACTATTGTTTAATTTATGAAAGCAATCATCGAAAAACAGTTAGTTCAATGGAAAGAAGAACTAGCAAAACACGTTGAGACTAGAAATCAAGCACAAAAAGTATTAGAAGATGAAACTAAAACTATTTTACTGATTGAGGGCGGGATACAGGCAAAGGAGATGTTGTTGAAGAAGATCGAACAAGAATCCCAGCCAACAGGTACAGTGGAGCTAACCCAAGAATCAAAGCCAAAGTCATCAAAGTAATTGGCATACAAGCTTTTAGGAGGGCTTCTTTAATCATGTTTCAAAAAATTGCTAACGTATTGAGTATCATCTCATTTGTAATGGTAGCTTCCATGAGTGGTGGAGCATACTTAGGTTACAAGTATGTAACTTCAGAACAGTTCAAATCTAGAGTTATGAATGAGATTCTTGGAAATGTACAGGGTATGATGCCTAAATTATTAGATAAAGGCTTACCTAAAATGACAGGTCCATCTATGCCAATAATAAAATGAATGAATGGAAATACCTGATATAAGTATTCCAGATATTTATATTCCAAACGTACCAGAACTTTATAATCCTCATTATTTACAAATAGCAAAGCCACCAGAAATAGATGTTCCTGGTTGTACCTACCAACATCGTGATATAAAAAATACTGGTAATCGTAATTTATTATTGGAAGATCCAAATGGTGTGTATACAACGTGCGACTTTCCGTTTCCTAGTTTTATACCTCTTGACTATACACCTGAGAATCTTGTCATTACAGAAGAAGCACCTATCAGTAATG